TCGTCGGCGCTGGCGTTTATGTCTTTCAGCGAAACCTCGCTGATGCGCTTGCAGTTCGGACAGCGGACGGAGATCTCCAGCGTGCCCTCAAGCCTCTTGATCCGCACCGGGAAAGACTTCCCGCAACACGGGCAATGCAGTATTTTCTCCTTCCTGTTGTCCATTCACCGCAAAAATAAAAATAATTTTCATCTAAACAAAAACTTTAGATAGAATTTGTAACTTATTGAAATAAATATCTTAACTTTGCCCACGATGGGTGCAATCAATCTCGCATACGACCCCGTTTTTGCCTCTTACGGAATGAAGGTGGTTTCCTACGAGACCGCCCAGGCAATACGCGAGCATAACATGAACCTCGCACCGGGGACACCGATACGGCACATGATCCCACAGCCGGGCTTCCAGGAGCAGGTGTCCAACTGCGACGCAGATGTTCTTGTGGTGGGAGGCCGCCGTGGGGCTGGTAAGTCGTTTATTATCACGCTATTACCACTGCGAGATATTAAATACAAGGGCTTCACCGGCATCGGATTCCGTAAGGAACTCGACGACATCAAGGACGGTCTCTGGCACGAATCCATGCAGTTCTACCCCGGGTTCGCCACGCCGAAGGAATCTGCCTACGAGTGGAAGTTCCAGAACGGCGCCTACTTCCGCTACGACCAGCTCCAGAACGAAACGGAAACCGACCGCCGATTCCGCGGCCTCCAGATTCCATTCATGCTCATCGACGAGCTTCCGCAGATCCAGCTCTCCACCTTCTTCACCCTTCTCGCCTCCAACCGAAACTCACTCGGCATCAAGAACACCTTCATCGGCACCTGCAACCCGCAGGAGAAAACGCACTGGCTCTACAAACTCATCAAGTGGTACATCGACGAGGAGACCGGGGAGATACGCCACGACCGCGACGGACGCAAGCGCTATTTCTACAAATACGGGGACTCCGTGGAGGAGATCTACTGGGGTGACAGCAAGGAGGAGGTCTACGAGAAGGCCAAGCACGAGATAAACAAGGTCTACAACGAAAACCTCCAGGGCGCTGGACTCGACTGGCGCAACCTCATCACCTCTTTCTGCTTCATCGAGGGCCGCTACGAGGACAACAAGCTGTTCATCAAGAACGACCCCAACTACTACGGGCGCCTCGCCCAGCAGGGTGGTGTCAAGGCCATCATGGACATGCAGGGCAAGTGGGGCGGCGTGGACAACGGCAACGCCGACATCTCCGCCGAGGACTTCTACAAGGTGTTCACCAACCCGCTCCAGAGGACGGGCCGCAAGTCCCTGATCCTCGACGTCGCCCTCATCACCGATGATTGTACCTTCGGCGTGTTCGACGGTGACAATCTCGAAAAGGTCGAGGTCTATAAGGGCGTCGGTTCTGACGACATCACCGCCCTGGCACGCAGCATCCTGACCCGCGAAGGCGTGGCGGAGCGCAACTTCGTCTTCGACTCCTCCGGCGTCGGCCAGTTCCTCCGCCAGCCATTCCACTCCGACCAGGGTGGCGCCATCGCCTTCGCCGGGAACGCCGCTGCGGAGGACCCGCAGATCTACCGAAACATACGCGCCCAGTGCTTCGACTCGCTCATCCGAGGAATCCGCGAGGGCAAGCGGAGCGTCAGCCCGGAGGCTGCCGAAACCAAGCTCCCGGACGGTCGCACGCTCATGGAACACCTCATTGAGCAGCGAAAGGTCCTCATCCGCGTGGTCAACTCACCAAAGGAGCAGTTCATCTCCAAGCCCGAGATGCGCCAGCTACTCGGCGGCAAGCGCTCACCGGACGAAATGGATATGCTGATGATGCACGAGGTCCTTCGCATCAAGAAGCGCATCGGAGGCTTCGAGGGAATAGAAGCACTAAGTTATTACTCATAACATCATACGGATATGGCTTACACATTCAAACTCAAAGACATTGTGATGGCGTCGGCCTTCCGACGCATCACCCCTGGTGGAGCGGTTCCGCTCCTGCTCGATACGGGCGGTCCGGCACCTGACCTCTCCGCCTACGACGCGAAGTTCGCCTGGGTTCCGCAGTCTGAGTTCCTCCGCGAACTCTACCCCCAGGGCCACAAGATCCTCGACCCGAAGGTCTATAAGAACGATTTCATCCAGGTTAAGGAAGAGCTCCCTGACGGGCGCACCGTCAAGCACTGGGTGGAGCGCGAGGTGGCCCGCGTCGCCGTCCCGTTCCAGTATGTCATCAAGACCCAGCAGGTCATCCACCTCACCGGCAACGACATCGTGCTCGTCAATTCCGACGTCGCCCCCAAGGAGCGTGAGAAGAACTGGCTCGTCACCTTCAAGCAGCTCTGGCGAAACCGAAACATGAACATGGCCTTCTTCAACGCCGTGGACAGCGAGAAATGCACCGGCAACGCCGCCGTCGCCTTCTACTTCACCAAGCCCGGCGGCAAGCCGAAGATCAATGTCAAGGTCTATTCCTACCTCGACGGCTACACCATCTGCGACACCATCTACTCCGACAAGGACGGTGAACCTGAGATTCAGGCCATCAAGTACCAGTCATACGACTCCGAGACCATGAAGACGGTCCAGTGGGTCGATGTCTGGGACCGGAAGATGGCATACCGCTATCGCAACAACGGCGATACACCTGAGAAGAACCCGAAGGACATCTACGACGGGGCGGACGACGGATATACCCTCGTGAGCGTCGTCGAGCACGGATACCCCTATGTGCCCGTGAAGGTCAAGCGCAGCCGCATCGGTGCCTGCTGGACCCCCGTTCAGCACCTCTGCGACGACTACGACGTGCAGGCCAGCAATCTCTGCCAGGCCGCCCGCGTCCTCCCTCACGCCGTGTTCTTCGTCAAGGGAGGGGAGGGGCAGGTCGAGACAGCAGCCGACGGGCGACCCACGGCCATCGTCACCCCCGACACCCAGGCCGATGCGAAGTTCCTCACTCCGACCGACACCTCCGGCGCCTCCGACACCGCGCTCAAGCTCCTTGAGGACAAGATCTTCCTCGGCTCCTTCATCGTCAAGCCGCCAGAGGTCAAGTCCGGCGACCTCCCCGGCATCGCCATCAAGCTCATCTACGCCCCCTCGCTCGACAAGGCCATCGCCGACGCGAAGGAGTGGGACCCGTTCATCGACGGCATCGTCGATATGTTCTCCTATGGGGCCGCCGTCGAGATGGGCGACTCCTCGATGTCGGAAATCGGAATCACCGGCTTCGCGGAGCCGTACATCCACCAGAATGTAGCCGAGGTCGTGCAGAACCTCGTCAACGCCAAGCAGGGCGGCATCCTCTCGCAAGAGACCGGTACCGGGAAGAACCCCTATTCCGAGAGCGACGAATACAACCGCGTGCAGACTGAGCTCAAGGCCCAGCAAGAGGCCGAGGAGCGGCAGATCGTCAACACGCTCAAAAAACCATAGTAATGCAGTACGAAAAACAGAAAGAAGCCTGCGCCGAGTACGCGCAGCGCAACGGAGGCTCGGTAGCCGATGTCCTCCGCATCTCCGGTCGCAAGGGCGCAGTCGTTCTCTCCAAGGACGGTCGCACCATCTTCGATCCTTTCGTCATCGAGCCCATCGCCGAGGTCATTACGGCGAAGCCAATGAAGGAGATGGAGAACGCCGTCAAGGAAAGAGTGAATGAGGAGGTCAAGGTCGAACTCCCCGCCGCCGAACCGAAGAAGAAGACCGCTCCGAGGAAGAAGAAATGACAGAGGCGGTCCGCAAACGCTACGAGGACGGGCTTGAAACGCTGCGTTCCATCGTTGCTCGCACGGGTGATGCGCGGGACAGCGTCCGGGCGCTCATCCGTGCTGCTGCGTCCTCCATGCTCGACGCGCTGGAGAAAGACCCGGACGCGGATCTCGAAGGCATCATCGAGGAGTTCCGCGCAGCTGTGGAGGCCATCGTCATGGAGAACATGCGCCTGGCGGCTGCGGAGGCCGACGACGAGGATGACGAGAACCCCGTCTCCGGCGTTGCGCTCGCGCTCACCTTCGCCCGCGTGGACATCTCCGCGCCGGTGCAGAAGTACGCCACGGCCCTCTCCCAGGAGGTGAAGTGGTTCGTGGCGGGAGGGTTTGCATATAGTGCGCTCCGCGACTACCTCAAGGACCCGCTGGGGTTCCTCGCATCGGAATCCCTGAAGCCCGCGCAGAAATATGTGAAGAAGCAGACGGAGGGGAGAATGACGCTCGCGCCGGTGTTCATGGACGGCAAGAGACGCAGATCGCTCTCCGAGGTGCTGGGCGACTTCCGGGGTTCAATCACCGCCGTCGGCTCCGGCAACTCCTACGAGGTGGGTAAGAGCGCATGGATGCTGCTCAATGTGACATCTATGGAGGCGTACAACGACGCGCTCGCGATGAGGTGGACCAACGGCGGAGCGGTAGGATTCTATGTCTTTAGGGCGAGTACATTCGACTGCCCCATCTGCGACGAGCAGTGCGGCTGGCTGCACCCGCTCACGGGAGAAACCCCGCCGTACCATCCGAACTGCGTTTGTTGCATGGTCGAGGCATATCCGAATGAGACGCAGGCGGATTTTGAAATTTGATTCTTTCTTCCTACCTTCGCGACATAAATCCTCGGCTCGTTCTCGAGATTCGCAGTGATTTTGATTGGGTGGGCGCCTGGTGATGCGGGCGCCCTTTTTCGTTCTCAAATCATGGTTTTCGCGCCAAAATCCCAAATCCCCCTTTATTCCCCCTAATGGTCCTCTCTAACAACTCTCTCCTTAACCCCCTATAATCCCCCATACAACCCCTATACTTTTATCCCTTAAAAGGAACTCTTAATATCTTTCCCCCTTCCCTGCTTTCGGCGGTTCCCAACCCTTCGGACATCTGGACTTGTCGGCCAGCACCCAGTGCAAGTCCATGCCCTTCTCGGCGAACTCGCGGAGAGCGTCGTTGTTCCTCTTCACAGCGACATTCCAAAGTGCGCGATAGACAAGGTACAGGCCGAGGTAGCCGTTGTCGCCGGTGTTCTTCGTGCTCTTGCCGAGGGACGTGCTGCGCTGGATGTGGACCACGCCGAACCAGGAGACGAGCTGCGTCACCATAGCCTCGGCGGAGAGCAGGGCGCAGAAGTAGTTGTCCTCGCCGCGCACATAGTTGCGGAACGCGCCCTTGTATATCCTCGGGGCATCGACGCCGGGTACCGGGAACCACACATCGTGCTCGAACAGGAAGGACCGCTTGATGAGCTTCGCCCAGGCGTACACCCAGGTCGTCGAAGGCGTCAGCGGAAAGAGGAAGTCACCGTGGCAGTGCGGGGAGATAGGGTAGAGCGTCGGGTTGTCCTTCTCGTAGCGCTTGTAGATATTGAACTGGTACACGTCGCGGCCCGACTTCACCGTCTCCAGCGCATTGGCGAGGAAATCCTTGTACAGATAGTCGTCGCAGTCCAGGAAGGCGATGTAGTCGCCGGTGGCCAGATCGATTCCGGTGTTGCGGGCGACGCAGTTGCCCTTGTTCTTCTGGTGCAGCACCTTCATGTAGGGACAGTCCTTCGCGGCTTCGTCCAACAGGCTGGCGCTGCCGTCCGAGGACCCGTCGTCGATGAAGATGGCCTCGAAGTTCTCCTCCGTGGCACCTTCCAGATGCACGACGGAATCAATGCAGTCACGGAACAGCGCCCTGGGCGTGTTCCATACAGGGCAGATAAGGCTGATTTTCATAATGAAACGATTTTTTGCAGTTGTTGTCTGAATGAGGCGTCCTCGAACGCCCTGTCTGTATATGAAACGTGACGGACATCCGGGACGATGGATCCCGGATCCCGCACGAGAGCATGGTCGAAGACCGGCACGCCAGCTTTCCCCATGAAGTTGTAGTAGAGGGTGCGGTGGATGACACCCTCGTCGTGCATGTAGTCGTAGCGGCGGCACATCTCAAGGAACCCGAGCGCGATGACGGGGGAGAAGATGTGCGGCTCGAAGAACTTCGCCCCCGGCCCGAACTTCTCCAGCGTCTTCACGAGCCGCTTCTCCCAGGTGCGCTCCATGCGCTCGCTGCTGAAAACGGGGTCATCCGGCCACACGGCGACATATCTGGCATCAAAGTCCCTGATCGTAGAACGCCTCGTGATGAGGATGTCGTCGGATATGGCGAGGAACACCGGCGATATGTCCGGGTTCTTCTCTATCCCGAGAAGGATCTTCCCGATGATGTTCCCGTCCTTCGTCGCGGCGCCGGGCTCCTGGCACCTCACCACCTCGACACCCTCTATCCCGGGGTCCTCGCCGACGATGATGATGCGCCCCAGCTCAGGGAAGAACTTGCGCAGGGACGCGACGGCGATGCGGGCCTCCAGGTTGTCGTACCGGGACCCGTCACCCAGGGGCATGATGCAGTCGTACCTCATTCCGCAGCCTTCTCAGGGTGCCGCATCTCGTCCAGAGCCTCCGCGTCGGCCTTCTCACGCTCCTCCGGGGTCTGCCTGGAGTCCGCCGCCTTGATGCGCCGGTCGGAGTAGCCCTTCATCGCCTTCATCACGTCCTGGAAGAACTTCTTGTCCGGACCCTTCTCGCCCATGAAGTCCTCGGTCGTCATGAAGAAGGTGACGGCAAGGATGCCGCTGATCATGTCCAGCGTGCCCTGCGGGACCTGCGTCGATCCGTCCGGGGACACCTCCGCCCAATGGAGGATAGTCTGGAGAAGCGTGAAACGGGAGTGCGACGACTCCACGGACACCCGCCAGGTCAGCGCGGCGTCCTCCACCGTGATGCACGGCACGTTATAGACCTTTCCTGCCGGGGTGGCAGACCTGCCCCATTCCTTGATGATGTAGTTCCCGATCTGGAGACGGGCCACGGGCTCCAACTCCATAGATACTTTTTTCTTTTTGAAAATGCTCATAATTTATTGAATTAAAGTGATTTGCTTTTATATATCAAGTATTTTTACTATATTTGTATTAGGTTAAAACAACTTAATGATATGTTGACATACAAATACAAGCTCTATCGAACAAAGCGGACAGCGAAGCTGGACGCGATGCTTTGTGAGGCTTGTCGCGTATGGAACCACGCTCTTGCTCTTCAAAAACGCTTCTATGCTCTATATGGAGGTTATATCCCATGCTGGAAAATGAAATCACATTTTGCCAAGCGGATAAGACGCAACCGACTGCATAGCCAAACAACACAAGAGATACTGGAGCGTCTTGACATGTCATATCAAAGGTTTTTCAAACACTTATCAACACGCCCGCCGAAGTTCCGCAAGGAGCGTGATTTCTCCAGCATCGTATATAAACAAAGCGGGTTTAAGCTCAACGGGAATATTCTTGTTGTCAATAGCATTAGACAGCATTTTCAGTTCTCATACTCTCGTCCTTATGATGGGAAGATTTGCCAAATACGAATTAGGCGCAGCAGGCTCGGAGAATACTATTTGTATATTATTACCGATGCTGTGTCCGAGATCTCTGCTCATGGAAAGTCACGCGATGGTGCATCCGTGGGTATGGATTTCGGTCTAAAAACGTACTTAACACTTTCCGACGGAACGAAGATTGAGAACCCTCAGTTCCTAAAGAAAAGTTTGAACGAGCTCCGTCGCAAGTCCAGCGCGATGTCGCGATGCGAGAAGGACTCCGGCCACCGCCGCGAGCGCCGTAAGGACTTCGAGCGTTGCCACGAGAAGATTCATAATCGCCGCGATGACTGGCAATGGAAAACTTGCCATGAGCTTTGCTCGCACTATTCAACCATTTGCATCGAGGACTTGAGTCTTACAGAAATGACAAAGCGTTGGGGGCGCAAGGTGAATGATCTTGCCTTCGGTTCTTTTGTTCAAAAGCTGGAACACACCGCATCAAAGTATGGAACGAGCGTCATCAAGGTTGGTCGGTTCTATCCGAGTTCAAAAACTTGTAGTGTATGTCAGTATGTCAATGAGCGCTTGTCGTTGCGTGACAGGCATTGGGTCTGTCCTAAATGCGGAACAAGCCACGACAGAGACTTGAACGCAAGTGTAAACATATTGAGGCAGGGCATTGTCTCGTCCGGGAGCACCCGTAAGCCCGCGCTTGCGCGGCGGGGAGCGTTAGCCACCGGAGAATCCAATCGCTAAGGCGACGGGAGTATGTCAATTGGTATCATCTTATCCGCAGACAGACGTCATTTATTTTCCGCTATCTCAATTCCAAGAAGAGAACCCTTGCAACTTTTCTTGAAATAAGCGCGTCGAACTCTATCTTGTTCATGTTTCTTCCATGACTTCAACACTTTGGCGTATCCCCTCATAGCCATCTTAACACCATCTGGAGTCAGCTCTTTTTCGATGCCAGGGAATGGGGGAACA